CCATATATATCATAATCTCTTTAAGTTCTTTCTCTTGTTGCTTGATAGCTTCAAGAGCCATAAATCTTTCCAGGTCAGAGCCACCAGCAGATGCTTTGTGCTTGCCCTTTAGTTTCTTTTCTATGTCTTCCTTTGCACCAACAAACTTGGCAACAGCAGAGCCAGCCCTAGCGATGTCACCAGAGTTTTGAACCGCTTGCTTTATTATGGCAAAAGCTGCATTAGCAGCACTCAATTCAGCTAACATCAAAATATCTCCACAAGACTAGGGTCGTATGCTTTAGGAATACAGTATGTCGTAACCCTGTCTCTTGGGTCAATAAAATCTATATGGCTATAGTTACCGTGTCGCTGAGCCAAACGAGATGCAAAATAAAGACAATCGTCCACATTATAAAATCTGAGGTTTGTATCAACAGGTCTTCGGTCATCACCTGTCCCCAAATACATCACCAGCGAAAAGGCAACAACAAACTTTGACATCACACATTACTGCCTCGATTGAAACACTGGTACGACCAATATCCCACATCGTATTGTTGGTATAGGTGGGTCATATTCGCTTTAGCTTCTTCATAACTAGGGCAGTAATCTAAGTCGTAAGGCTTTATAACAAATGTCATCTGTTGCGTCAGGATAACAAAGATGACAAGAAACTGGCTCACTTTTCCATCAGCCGATGTAGCAAGTCTTCTAGCCGACCAAACCTATCCTCGATGCGACCCATCATAGATGACATCTCATCTTTATGGATGAATGTTTCTCTAGTGGAATTGATGCGTTCCTCAAGACGGTTAATCCTAGCAGTGAGCTGGTTAATGTACCAAGCACCACCACCAATTATAACAAATATTAGAACGTCAAGAAGATTGCTCATTTCCATTGTTACCACCCTGCTGGAAGTTTGCCCACGATTGGTGGATTGATGAGGTTGTCTAACTGTTGGTCAAGCATAGCCTGTAATTCAGCTTCAGTCTTGTCCAGACTTGCCAGCACCCAGCCCTTCACCTGTTCCCGCGTGAGACTGTCAAACGCTGTGAAGCTGTCGGCATTAGCATCGCCAACACCAGCACTACCATATGCACTGACAGAAAGCGGCTGGCCTTCGTCATTCGTTGCGCTGTCGTGCGTTGCTGTCAGCCGCCAGTGTACTGACTTGGCTACATCTGTTAAAGAACCCTCTGATGGGGCTGTGTCGATTTGTGGGAAATCCCAAGTGTAATTTGCCATAATTTACTCCTTATTCTGGCTTAGTAGGCCAGACAACAGTGTCTAGCGACTGGTATGTATCAGTGATGTCACGCAGGGCTTGACGGTAAGTAGCCATCTCAACAGTCAACGTATTGTCTGACAGTGCGAGGTAGTCTGTTTCTTTCAGCATCTGATTACGTTCATAACGTAACTTATCTAGCAGTTCTTCCGATGTCTTAACATTTGGGTTTGTAAAGGCTGAACCATCATAGTCCCAACCAATCTGAACATCTGCTGGGCAATCAACCCAAATCATTTCTGGGGCTACCTCAAACTGAGCGTCTGCTAAATCCACAACCTTATTATTTAATATTAATGCGTTAGCCATTAATAATACTCCTCTACAACAACGATACCAGCACCACCCGCGCCACCAGCGGTATCACTTCCAGTACTGTTTCTGACTACGGCACCTGAGCCGCCGCCACCTAAAGTCCCTGCATTACCCGCCGTAGTGCCGTTTGTAGTACGGGTAACTCCTCTAGCCCCACCCCCAAAGAAGGAGTTTCCACCACTACCACTTATCGTGTAGTTATTAGTAATCAGGTCACTGTTTCCGCCTACTCCACCTTCTGCGTTTATATCTCCGCCTGAACCAACTCCGCTATCTCCACCATAGGTGGTATCATTACCGCCTGTCTGTAAGGCATCGCCGCCAGCGCCGCCAGTAGCAGAGCAGTAAGCACCAAAGCTACTTGTGCCACCTGTAGAACCGTCGTTTGTACCACCAGTTCCGCCAGCGCCGCCAGCGCCCACGGTAACAGAAACAGAACTTTCGGCAGAAACATCAATATACTCAATAGCGCAACCGCCTCCGCCTCCGCCGCCTGCGGCGACATTACAATCAGAATCCTGACCTGTGGCACCGCCGCCACCGCCACCACCGCCAACGACAGTAACCTTGATGGTTTTACAGCCAGATGGCTTTGTCCAAGTGCCGCTTGATGTGAATACTTGAATGCTTGGAGGGTTGCCTACGTTAGAAAGCCCAGAGCCATCACCAACAAAAGCTGTGGCTGTTACAGTGCCGTTAACATCTAGGGCAGTGCTAGGCGAAGTCGTTCCAATGCCCACGTTGCCGCTGCTGTTGATACGCATTGCTTCGGAGCCGTCAACACGAAAACGCATAGAACTAGAAGCTACGGTATTTCCTGCATCAGCATCCAGATACAAAATGCCAAAGTCTGAACTTTTTATAGTGCCGTATCCTGCACCATTTTGCTCAAGTCTTAATTCTGCTGAACCACTTGTTTTAAGATGAATAGGCGCAGAAGGACTACTTGTCCCGATGCCCACGTTGCCAACGCTGTCGATGCGGAGGCGTTCTGAGCCGCCAGTTCTAAAGGCTATGTTTGACGAATCCCTACCAATAAATAAATTGTTGCTGGCTGTTGAGTTGTCGTAATAAATTGCATTATCTTCACCAGAACCGTTCTTATCAAACTTAATTATCCTGCCTGTGCCAGTAAATTTAACATTTCCATTAACATCTAATTTTTCGTCCACACTTGCAGTACCAATGCCCACGTTGCCAGAGCTGTCGATACGCATTTTCTCTGAACTGTTATAGAAAATGATAGGGTCTGCACTAAAGTTAACAAGATACAGGCTCTTATTTGCAGCCCCATAGCCTACATATCCTAAATCTGTGCTGGCAGAATCTATAAATTTCAAAGAGTTTGGGCCACCGCCAGTTGAAGTGCTTTGAGAAATGATAGGGTTATTTGCTCCCTTTACATGCAATGCAACACTAGGCGAACTCGTCCCAATTCCCACATTCCCAACGCTGTCGATGCGCATCCGTTCTGAGCCGCCAGTGACCAAGCCAATGGTGTTGCCTGCTGAAGGGAAGTATAGGTAAGTATCGCTGTCCCCTTCGTGACGCAGTGAAGTAGCAATATAGACATCATCAGCCACCATATTACCTGTGACATTTACGCCGCCATTGGTGGTGGCGAGTTTGGGGGCGTTGTTGTGGTATAGGGTTACTGCGCTATTTGTGACAAACTGTGCTAATGTTTCATCACCTGCACTATTTAATAAATTTATTTGTCCTTGTCCAAGTATGTTTAAAGCACCAGTTCCATTTTCTTTGATGTAACTATTAAACCCATCGTGATAAATCTGCAAGTCAGACCCAGCACCGAAAATGGCCTTGTCGTTGTCGCCGAAAGTGATGTCATTGCCGTTGGTGTCTAAGTCGCCGCCAAGCTGGGGTGTGGCATCATCAAGCACAGAACCAATACCAGACACATTAACAGTTTGCCAAGACGATCCATCGTAAAATTTATAAGTATTATCGGTCGTGTTGAAAAATAAATCCCCTTCGTCAAGTGAGGTTGTGGGATCAGTTGCGCCAACACGATAACGCTCTGCAAAGCTATTGATGCCAGCTATGTTTGCGGCAGTTGTGTTTACATTAGCAATAGAGCCACCCACAGCATTGACGTTAGCAATATTAGTGGACACTGTGCCGATGTCAGTCGCATCAGCCGCAACCGCTTGGATGTCTGCGCTATCACCAGCCACTGTGGATATGTCTGCTGAAATGCCAGCAACGGTATTAATGTTTGTGGCGTTACCAGCGACATTGTTAATGTTTGTGGCATTGCCAGCGACAGAATTAACATTGGCAATATTAGTTGCAACAGTACCGATGTCAGTGCCATCAGCCGCCACCGTAGTAACGTCAGCAGATATACCAGCAACAGTTGTTACATTGCCGCTAATACCAGCCACAGTTGTTACATTTGCTGAGATACCAGCCACCGTAGTGACATTACTGTCAATGCCAGCTACTGTATTAACATTGGCTATATTTGTACCAACGGCATCAACATTGCTAATAGATGCGGCGACAGTTTCGATTTCTGACACTGCCTCATTAAGATCATTGGCAACGGTTTCAACCTCTGACACCGCTTCATTAAGATCGTTGGCAACAGCGATAACCTCACTGATGTTGCCAG